GACAGAATTAGTTTGCTGAAATTCCGTGACAGTATATTGAGAATTAACAGCAGGCGATGACTGACATATTTGTGGTACTTCTTCAACAGCAATAAATACATCTTCCCCACCATCAAAGGAAAATTTCTTATTCTTGATTATAATTCCGCCCTTTGATTCTTTGAAACTGACTTGCTTTTTACTTAACTCAAATATCTCAACATCAATAATCCAGATATCTCTTCTGGCCATCTGAGCCATGATCGATGCAGCTATCTTTTCCAAAGGAACATCGTCAAAAGGATCACCAACCTTCTTCTTGAAGGTTTTTGTTTCTTCCTTGTTATATTCGCCATCTACTTTTTCATGATAATGATAGCAACATTCAAATCCCACGACAGCCTCCTGTTCATCAACTTAAATTAGTCTTTCTTTTTATTTATTTTTGCAGCAATCCCGTTCCATGACGGGTCGAAAAGAGAATAGGCTCCCTATTCTTGCTGTGTGCGAATGCATTAAAAGCTTCTTTTGTTGGAGAATGCCTGTTTAAGTTGTCGCAAACAATTATACCGTAATCACTTACATGAGGCCATATAAAATCAAGATATTCAAGTTGTTTGTCATATTTATGTTCAGTTGCAAATATAATCATATCCCAAGAATTCATCAAAAATTTATCAAATTTTTTGTCATAAATTGATCCTTGGTAATAATCTGATTTTCCTTTGAATGTTTTTTTTATATTTCTTGCTCCGATTCTTTCAGAGAAAAAACTTTCATCTTTTTCTCTAAATCCAAAAAATCTTTGAACTGTTTTGCATGAAATCATAAAGCTTGCTGGGAAAAGACCAAGGTCGAATCCAAATTCAAATATTGAATTTGGCTCGATATATTTGCCCAAATGGTAATAAAAACCAGCATAATTTGGATCTGCATATGATGGTGATTTCCTTGATGATTCATCAATCATGCAAAATCGATCAAGCAAAACTCTACCACTTATGGTTTGCTTTTGCAAATCGGAATCAATCTTTGATTTCAAATCGATAATATTATAATTTTTTATAGCCACACTGAATAAGAGTAATGTCAGACTTACATATTTATTTTGAAACCGGGGCAATAGGCGACACTGGCCTCAATATTTGCCGTGCAAACATAGCAATGCAAGCTTTAGGACATGATGCAACTATTGTTCACACATCTCCTATTTTCAAATCTCACGGGAAAATAAAGCAATCATGTCCAAATGTCGCAGAAATCATAAAATCTTGCAATTTTATAAAATCTGTAGAATATGACATTGACTATGACATCAGAGAATCTTTCTATTTCAGTAAAAAATATAACTGTCCAATATTTCAACCAATGATTTTGCGTGAAAAAAATGACATGAAATCATGGGTTGACCTTAGAAAATACATCCCTTTAATTGAAAAAAATGAAAAAATAGCAGTGATTCAACCAGTAAGCACCGACCTTAAACCACAAAAATTCATAGATTGGTATATACCAACATGGGACAGATGCGTAAACCTTTTACATGAAAAGGGTTATAACATTTACATGGTTGGAGGACAGAATGATCCGATAGAAAAAACGATGAAGAAAGAAAGCATTAAAAAAACAATCAATAAGATCGGTTCTTGGTCGATATTAGAATCTCTTGCCTTTACAATTTACAGGGCAGACATAATACTTGCATGCGATAGTTGGAGTGCCATATGGGGTCCTGCTGCAAAAATACCAACATTTACAGCATGGGGCTATAGGATGGAAAACAACATTGATTTTTGGGTGACTGGATTTCTTGGAAATAGAGATTATTACAAATATGGCTGGAGTTCACAAAAAGAATACTGTGACGCATATTTAGCAGGATGCTTGAGTGATCATCTAGCTGGAGAAAGATCAAATGCCTGAATTTGACTTCATGATTGTAGGAGCAGGATTCTTTGGTTCTTCTTTTGCAAGAAAAGCCGCAGATGCTGGTAAAAAGTGCCTTGTAATTGATAAAAATAATCATATTGCAGGTGCAACATATGACCGCAAATGGGACAATGGCATCATTGTAAGTGAATATGGAGCTCATATATTCCACACTCAAAACGAAGAAGTCTGGGATTTCATCAACAAATTCACAACGATTATTCCTTTCACCAACAAACCTAAAGTTCTGTCTAAAGGTCATGTTTACTCATTTCCAATTAACATGATGACTCTTCATCAGTTATGGGGAGTCATCACTCCAGAAGAAGCATACCGCAAACTACAAGATGTCCGAATACCATGTGAAAATCCTAGAAACTTTGAAGAATGGGTTCTCGATAGAGTTGGCAAAGAAATCTATGAATTATTTTTTTATGGATACACTAAAAAACAATGGATGAAAGAACCTAGAGATCTTCCTGCCTCAATAATTCAAAGACTGCCAATCAGACTTACTTATGAAGAAAATTATTTTATAACAAAATATCAAGGAATTCCAAACGAAGGATATTCAGCAACAATCAAAAATATGCTTGATGGAATCAAAGTGGAACTCAACACTGATTTTTTCACAATCAGAAACAAATGGCGTGATTATGCCAAACATCTAGTCTACACTGGACCAATAGACAAATTTTATGACTATGAGTTTGGATCTTTAGAATACAACACTTTAAGATTTGAACATAAAACAATGCATGGCGACTATCAAGGTAATGCTGTGTTTAATCATGTAGACATGAATGTGCCACATATCAGGACAATAGAACACAAACATTTTTACAAAAACAGTCCCAAACATTATGAAGTAAAACCACAATCAAAAGAAGAAACTATTGTTTCCTATGACATTCCAGTTGCATTCAAAGATCATCCTGAACCTTACTATCCAATAAGGGATGATAAGAACAGTGATCTTTACAATAAGTATGCAAATCTAAGAATTGACCACAAGGAAATTACTTTCGGAGGAAGACTTGGCGAATATAAGTATTTGGATATCGACCAAACAATTGCTTCAGCTTTAACTAAGTTTAGAACATTTGTATAGAGAGGCTAAACCAACAAGGTTAACCTCTCTGTCTCGATTTCAAGTTTTCAAGTAAACTTATTTGAATTGCCTTTGAAAAGTGCCTGAAAGCATCCTTTTCCTGCATTAAGGTTTCAGGCATTACATAATGATCAGGCATCCATGCAGACAGCCGGAACTTGTATAATTGTAACACTGAGGTAGTTAAAAAAAGAGACCAGATATATATGTTTCCTTATGTTAAGAAAAAATCAATCAATCCAGTCACTATAAAAGAACATTTTCTCAGAAGGAATAAAATTCTCATCAAGAGAAAAGCTGGAGGATATGGCGACATCATTATGCAAAGAATGATGTTTGAAGATTTTCACAAGGTGATGCCTGAAATTAATTTAACATATGCTTGTCCTAAAGCATATTTAGAATTTGCCAAAGATCATCCTTATGCAGAAACATTAACAATAGAAGAAATCAATGAAAGAAAATATGGAGTTTCATACGACATAACAACACCATGTCGTATACATGAAAGCAAAATGGGAGGAAGAAATACTCTTCACCGAAGTGACATATGGGCTAATCACTGTGGTGTTAAACTTTCAAATCACAACTGTTTCATGGAATGCAAAGAAAAAGAATTTTATATTGAAAAATTATATGAAATAAACACTAAAAATCTTCCAATGGTGCTAATTGCGACCAAATCAACCAAATGCATGTTTGGACAATCGAAAAGCTTGACAGATACACAAATATATGAAGTGTGTAAAAAATTATGCGATAAAGGGTTCTTTGTGTACACTGTCCACAATGAACCTATTGAAGTTTTTACAACCATGAATATCCCTCAATTTATAAAAATTGAACCTGAATCTTGGAAGGGATTAGTTGCAGCGGCAGATTATGTAATATCAATTGATACTGGAACATTTCATCTTGCTGGTGCATTAAAGAAACCTCTTGTTGGTATATTTTCTTTCACTGATGGAAAGATTTACGGCAGACATTACGATTTTGAACTTGTACAAAAACATCGTGATAATGGCGATTGGGAATGTGGTCCTTGTTATCTTTGCATTGCCTGTCCAAAAAGTAAAGAAATGCAAAAGCCTTGCATCACAGAAATTACATCTGATCAAATTATTCAAGGTTTTGAAAATCTCACAAGAAAATATCCTGTCGCTGGACTTATGCCATCTACAAATTTAGAATTGATAAAAGAAGAGATCATTTGATGATTCTGAATTTAGAAATTAAAAATCTGATTGCCGATAATCTCAATAATTTTATAATTGACGAGACTTTCTCTCATCGTGCTGTAGGAGATAAGATTGAAAGTCTTTGCTCTAAAATAGTCGAATCTCAATTCAAAGAAAGATTTTCGCCTGCCAAGAGTAAAAGATCAATAGAAGACTTTATAATTCCATTTGAAAAAAAATATTTTTTCTATGATGTAAAAACACATCATGTACAAGAAAAAGCTGGATTTTCAATGCCAAATCTTATATCGGTTAAAAGACTCAAAAAGTTTTTACAAAACAAAAACCAAAGCTTGAATTATATTTTTGTTGACTACAGAAGAAATAAAGATTTAGTAGAAATATTAGATGTAAAGGTTTTTAATATTTGTGAATTAGACTGGAATAATCTTACAATTGGAGCTCTTGGATATGGACAACTTCAAATAAAAGATAAAAACAAGAAATTTCTTCTAACTTCAGAATGTCAAGAAAAATGGGAGTCTCAACTTAACAAAAGAGTTGATTCATTTTACAAGAAGCAAATATGTAAATTTGAGAAACAGATCAATATTTGGTCTTCTTAATCAACGAATTCAACTTGCACTCCAGCCTCTGTAAACAACTGCATTGAAAGTTCTATATCTGATTGCCAACGAGGATTATCACTTCTTGGAGCAACAACCTTTTTGATTCCAGACTGAATAATCATAGAAGCACAAACAGCGCATGGCATCATGGGATATGTGTAAATTGTGCAACCTTTAACTGGACCTCTTGCAAAAAGAAGGCTGTTTCTCTCAGCATGAACAATTATGCGATACTTGAGATCACGATTGTTAAGTCGTTCTTCTGTGTCGTCTACGCCACGAGGAAAGCCGTTGTATCCAAGCGATACCACACGACGTTCCTCATCTACTATTACCGAACCGACTTTTGTTGAAGGATCTTTTGATGCAGTTGAAACATATTCAGCAAGACCAAGAAACCACTTATTCCAATCTGTCGCCATCTTTTATTTTCCTTGGCTTTCTATTTTTTACTTTCTTAACTTCAACTTTTTTCTCATTCATATCAAGAAAAAATTCATAAGCATCATGATCTGGTCCAAAATACTTCTTATGGATTTTAATGGCCTTAAATTGAAGAACTTTTAAGAAAATGTGACAATTAAGATTCTGATCACTAACAATTAAATGAATCTTATCTTTTGGGCCTTCTGCTGAAGACCTTATCTTCGTCTTCAAGTATTCTATCATTCTACGTCCAAATCCATTTTTATAATGATTTGGGTCAACAGCTATGCTTATTATGTTATAACAATTCTTATTGAAGTTAAAAATCATATAGCCGACAATTGTTTTGTCTACAGTTAAGACTACTCCAACATGATCTTTCTTTTTAAGACAAATATCAAAATCATCACGATCCCAAGGATGTGGAAAACATTGGTTTTCAATCTTAATGATCTCAGCCATATCATTTTGACGCATCCATCGCATAATTGATTCTGACATGTCATTCTCCGATTGACTAGCACAATAATAATATAAATTAAATTAATGTCAAGACTATTTCAGATAATCCTCAAAAGTACAAGAATTTTTTGTTGAATCAGTTTCATAGACATCACGATTAAGAACTTTCATTTCTTGCCTTAAAGAATGACCTCTATTTTGTACATTTTCATGATTTTTGTCCCATGCTTTCAAATGTGCTTTAATATGTCCAACAACTTCTTTCCTGTCAATAACATGTCTTTTTGCAGCAACAACATCGACATTTGCTGTCGAATAAGCCTTTGCGTAATTGTCTGAATTACCAGCGTCTTTTGACTCAATGAATCTCAAACTATAAATTGCTTCTGAATCAACTTCTGCAATCAATAATTCTTTCTGAGCATATTCCAGTTGTTTGCCCAAATAATCAACCCATCCATATTCCTTACTCATATATTCTGGTAAATTATTTTCATTATATTTCATGTTATCAGGGTCAAGAATGATCTCTTTGCCTTGAACTGTTACTCGAACTTTTTCCAAAGGTGCATCACTGGCCATGTAATGATTCTCCAATAAAAAAACAAGCCTGATTAGCAGTAAAATAACTGCGATCAAAGTGATCAGGAGGATGTCCACCATCAGGACCAAGTCCATACTTGGGACTATTGTAAATTTTAGCAACATTATTCAAATTTTCAAAATGTAAATTTTTCTTACTAATTATTTCGTCTTTAACGAAAAAAGCATCTGTACCAGTTGCTTCTGTGTATACCAACGAATAATTCAATGGTCTTAACATATTGTAAAAACTCAAAAGCGATCCACCAAAATAATTGGTTTTATCCCATTTGGCATAATCGTGATAAGAAACAACTTTGTCCTCATCTGGTTTATGACTTGAATTGTACTCAACATCAATTATATCAGGACTGAAAGATGTCAGAACTTTTTTAAGAATGTAAAATGTGTTCTGATCAATGTCTAGCGACAACAACTGAAAATTACGTTGAACATTATAGTTCTGTAATATACCAACAATGTTGTCTACAGTTATAAAATGTTTATGTAAATTAATTTTTGGATTTTCAAATTCTCCATCAATCAGCAATCCATTCCATCCATATGCCTCACGAAAATATCGTGTATTGCATTCTCCTCCATCTTGAGTTCCTATTTCAACAAAAAAATGAGATCTTGGGTCACCATAAATTCTATGAACCAAGATCTCATTGATTCCATCTTGTCCTCTTTGAGAAAAAATGGATTTTTCAAACTGTTTCACGATCAAACCTCAAATTGTTGGCCATTGATTGTCAAACTTCCCTTATTAGGGTGAATCATACGAATAATATTAGCCGCTTCTTGTGGAGAATTAGCCTCAACTTCATCAACCATAACCTGAGTTGGATGATTGACATATTCATTCAAAACATTTTCAAAAACTTTATATTTAGCCATTTTTATGCCTCGTAGGTGTCTTCTTCTGGAGCAAATCCCTTTTTGCTTCGTTGCTTCTTACCCGAAGGAGCATCGCTTACATTGTCCATAGTAACTTCTCCAGCTTTCTTTTCCTGAATCAAGTTCATTCTTTCACGATATGTATCCTTCGATATTTCAAACATGTCAAGAGTACCAATCTTATAATCAAATCCAATCTTAAATGCAAACCTTGAACGACCATTCCTGTGCTTAATGACAAAAACCCTTCCAGTTTCTGCATCCTTCTCCAAAACCTGCTGATTAATCGACCAAAAAGCATCAAGAGGCTTGAACTGATCGAAACTTGTACCGATATTAGACTCATCAATGAATTGACCAATCTCAAGCTTTGCGGCAGTTTGATTTGGCTGGACACAAGTAAAGGTGCAGTGGCCTTTTTCAACACCATATCCTCTTAAATCTCTCAATATACGATAAGCACTTTCATATTTTTTAACTGTTGGATCATCTTTCATTTCGCCAACATAGTCAACAATCAAAACATTAGGCTTCCATCCTCTTAATTCCAATTGAGCCATATATGCTCTGATTCCATTGACATCAATCTGACCGCCGGGAAACTGCTTTACATGTAAAAGGTTAGGGTCTTCCTTATCTTTCTTAAATTCCTCAATAGTTGCTTTGATTTCATTTTTCATATCACGAAGGTTGTTGATGTCCTTCTTGGCAAACTGACTTGTGAAACGCTGAACAATACCAAGTTCATCCATTTCCAGCGTGATATAAAGGACTTTATGGCCCAATAAGACGTTTTCAACAGCTGCCTTGACCAGTGCTAATGATTTGCCAGTTCCCGGCAAACCAATCCAGCTTGCTATTTGACCAGCAAATAATCCTCCTCCAGTCAAGGCATTATCAATTGCTGGGAATCCTGATGTAAATCTGTCTTTGCCAACAAAAACATCATCCATACGGCGAAACATTTCGTCAATGTTCATGAAGTATTCAAGACCGGGTTCATAACTCCTGTCGATAAGCATTGCTTCACGCATTTTTTCGTAAACAAAACTCCATGTTTTTTCATCTTCAGGAGCTTCTTGCATTTTTTCTAAACTAGAATGGAAAGCAAGCTTTACAGCTTGAACTTTAGCAAAATATGTTACTTTATCAATTAAATATTCACGAGAATCAACTCCCGGAACATAATAATCATATATGCTTTTAAGTTCAGCTTGATAATGAAGCTGAATTGTACGATCACGATCCTTCAAAAGATTGGTAAGTTCTTGAGATATAATCCAATCTTTCGGCCTGAATTTTTCTTTGGTAAAATAAGCTAAAAGAATTCTACAAATAAGAATATGAGATTCATTGCTGAAATATTCTGGTTTTATTTTATCCATTGACTGGATGAGCATGTAGTCATCAGTCAAAAGCATTGCCAAAAGTCTTCTCTGGAATGTGTCATCCCATGCAAACTTTGACTTAACGACCTCTGGATCGGTCATTGACTCAAGTTGTGCTTGTTCTTCTGGTGTGAGTTCACGCATCAATGATTCCTATAGGCTCACACCAGAATAGCACGAAAAGGTTTAACAATCCAGTTTTATTTGAAAAAATGAGCAGCACACCGTTGGACTCAGCCATTCGATCAAACTATGTAAATTAAATGTAATTTTATAAAATATGGTCAGGACGGCGAACTATACTGCTCGATATATTATATTGATATCAATGTAAGAAATCAAACTCACTCAAAGATACCATTCCGCTACGAATTGATTTCTCACGAGTAATTTTTTTACCCATGCTCTTCTGACCATTCCAAACAATTGCCTTGCAATATGTTGTGAATTTGGTGTCAATCTTCAAAGGAGCGTCCTTTTTCGGCCTATGTTCTTTAGGAACAAACTTGTTAACTATCTTGTCAAGTATTTTTTCTTGAAAATGACCATACTTTTGCCTGTTTGCGCCATGTCTGGTCCTATTGCTCCAAAGGTTCTCAAGCTCCTTAAGAACCTTCATCATAAATTGGTCACTCACATAATTCTTGGCAATTTCAAAGCACTTCTCAATATAAACTTGACGCTTATAATAACTTCCAGCACGAAGCATACTCATCTGCAATTCCTGCTTGATGTCTTCTGCATCGTCAAGAAAATTATTGTTCGTGTTCTTTTTCTTTAATTCATGAGCAGCATGCCAGCAAAGCTTTGAAAATTTCTTGTCCAAATCAAAAAATTCAGCTTCAGTAATTGGAAAATTGTGTACAATATCAAGCATTTCTTATCCTCTAGCCGTTTTTTATAACCTTTAGATCATTCAGATTGCGTCCTCCTTTGCATGAAACTTTCAGCTTAAGGCCGGGACACAATTCGGATTCACTAGTCAAAGCGTCCATACACTTTTTGTAAACTTGCTTCCAGTTTTCCTTTGTAGCATAAACAACATATCCGTCATGAACAGTATAAGCAATTTCAGCTTTATCTTTCAACGACTCATTGAGTTTTTGCAAGCAAAAATATAAACTGATAAGTTTCTCTAGGCATATCGTTGCAGCAGGAGACTGCACTGCAAAATTTCTGGCAAGGTATTCCTTCCCAACCTCAAAGTTTGATCTTCTCTTACCGAAGACATCCTTTGCATATCCATCTTTTTTAACTTTGCTTTCGCAGTCGGCAACAAATGAAATAGCAGTAGGAAACAAAGAACTAATTCGTTCCACCACTTTTTCAGCCACATCAGCCGCCAAACCACATCTTAAAGAAAGTGATCGGGCTGACTGTCCATATATAACCGGCAAAAAACATTTTTTTGCCAATTCCCTATCATTTTTTTCTTTATCCTGTCCAATCAAAAGCCTATACAAGGAAAGATATATGTCTTCCTGATCACAAAGTCTCAATAAATTTCGATCCTTACTCAAATGTGCCAAAACAAATACTTCCATGCCCTTAAAGTCAAAACTCATAAAAAAATTGTCATAACCAACAGGCTTCAAAACTCCTTTCAGTTCAGATCCCATTGTGTGAGGAACATAAAAGTTTTTGAAAGCCCCAAAACATTTCAAACGACCATTGTCCTGTCCATCAATCTCGTAATAAGCATGAACCTTAGAATGCAAAGAAGAATCAACAATGCCTATATTTTCCAATGAAGGTATAACAGTTGTCATCAAAGGAAGATGAATGTTTTTGTAAACACTCTCACTTTCCTTCCAAAATCCAGAAGAAACTAAATTCTTTATTCTATTGAAAGCCTCCATATAACTCTCAGGAGCATTCTTCTTTATGCCACTAAATGATTCAATTATCTTGATATCAACTATAGAAGCCTTAACATCATAAAACTTATTTCTTTTAGCAAAAACATAAGAAGCAAAACACTTCCAATTCCAAGTAAATATTTTGCAATCTTTTTCAAACAAAGATATACCTAAAAAACTAAGAACCAAAGGCATGGACTCGTCTTTTAAGTCAATCTTGAATGTTCGACCATCAGGAATGAAGAACTGAAGCTCACAAGACGATTCCTTGTCTGTGAAATCAAGAACCTCAGGATTAAATCGCAAGAATAGGGTCTTGTGATCGATTTCTGTAAGCAACTTGGCCAGAGACTCAAAGTTCATGGATAATCACTCCTAAGTCAATTTTGAGCCTTCTAGCCTTTTCCCTTCATTCATTGATGAAAAGGATTGCTAAGTGTCATACTAAACAAATTCTTCCTTAACAACATTAAAATATTTTTGAGAAATTTTTATTTACAATCAAATTCCAGACCGGGATGCTGACCCTAATGGTAATTGATGTATAAGTCATTAAGAATAATAACTTATTGAGTAAACAAGATTAGTAGAGCAAAAATTTAGCGTTTAAGCTTTGTTCTTGTTCTTTAATCTTACTAACTCCAGCAATAACCTTAGTGGTGATGAAGAATAGCGTACTTTCTTTTGCAACAATCTTAAAACCAAATAGTCTATGACATGTGTGTTTGCTAGTGGGATACACAATTAGTCATAGAAGTCAGCATCGATTCTATCTGGCTTGACCTATGTTGCTTGTGAGTACAATGCTGCCCGTTACAGCATTTGTTGTAGAACAACTACAAAGACCCGCTCTTGGTAAGAGCCTCACAGGTTTGGCAACTTCAGCATTCAAGGTAGTACGAGACCTTTTCTGCCAAAGTTTGAGGACTGCCATAGACATTATACCAACATTTCAAGAGAATGTCAAAAGACTTGTTTCAACCATTCAATTTTTTGATCATGATTAAAAATTATTTCTGGAAACTCTACTGGCAATTCATTAAAAGAACTTCTATTTTCAGGCAATATTTCTTTTACTTTTTCAATCAATCTTTCAAAACAAGCTTTTCCTGAACTACTGTTTTTAGTAGCTTGTACACTTTCTTGCTTTGTTCTATCTAACATCTGAACATCACTAGCAAAACTTAACCAAAATGATATTTTATTTTGTTGATGAAGCTTAAGAAGATTAAATTCAAGTAGTAAATCTTCTCCCAATAACTGTTCTTCGTCATATCTTATCATATTACTTAATTTTTTGCTATAAAATACATGTCCACCTAAATTTCTTGATGCCTTATGACCATCTGTGAATATATTGTGCTTTCCGGGTCCATAATTATATCCAAGATTAACAACATTCATGCCCCAACATATTGCATATTTATTTTCCCCAACTTCTTTACAATTTTCTGTTTTTTCATTTGAAACCTGATCAGCAGGTTTAACAATCAAAACATCAGTTCCGGGGTGATGTTTCATATGTTTTTCAATTTGAATTGCGCCTGTTGGGTAAAATAGGTCGTCTCCATCAGTAAGACTTAAGCCATCATATTTTGAGTTTTGTAAAAAATTTAATACAGAATTTTTTCCCTTACTAGGAGTGCCATTTGAATCTGTAATTTTATATTTAACATTCTCTATTTCACACCATTCCGAAAATTGAGAAATAAATTCTTGATTTTGAGAATTGATAATTGCAACTGTTTCTATTTCAATTGATTCGGTTGGAAATTGATTGCGACAAGAATTTGTGGCACGAATTGCTTTATCCATATCACGACTGACCAATGGGCAAAATGCTATTTTCATTTAATACATACCTTGCTTTTACAAATTCAAAGGAGTAACATGAAGTCTGAAAAAAAAGAGGATGACTACATGTGGCTTTTAGATGCAGTTGAAAAGTACAATATGGACGATCTTGAGGCAAAAGCTTGCAATCTTTCTGCAATGTGGCTTGAACAAAGCAGAAGGACATTTCCTGATTATCGTCACTCAACAATGAGAAAGGGCGACCCTAGAAAGTCTCTTATATTCAAAATAGCATATAAGCTCGCAAGAGAAACTCAAGGAATTCTTGAGAATAATGAATATTCACTTTATATCCGTGCTCAACTAGAAGTTCTTAAATATATTAATTCTGGAAAAGATCATCCTCTTATTGATCCAAATTGTTTAGTTGGTGAAAAAGCTTGGAAAAGATGGAAACTTTGGAAGAAAAGGTACGACTCAGTTAAAAATAAGCCAGCAGAATCCGTTGCGAATGGAATTGGATTCCAAAAAGCGATTGATGGAATTGAAAAGACAAAAGAATTTTTAACTAAAACATTCGGTTCTGAATTGACTGTTGAAAAATATCGAGAATGTTATATCAACAATAATATTTTCCGTTGGATAAACCTTGCTAAAATATCTCCATATTACATTGCTATTTCGCCATTCATGAAATCAATCTTCACTGAAGATGATTACAAGAAAATTAATTTCGACATCAAAGTTTATTTGCCATGCATCAACAAAGATGTTGAGCAAAAATTCCGTCAGTTATTTCCTTTAGAAAACAATTAATTGTTTTTAGGATTTTATTTTGCTTTTGAACTCTTCTGAATTAAAATAATCTATAGCATCTTGATTGGCGTAGGTGAAAGAAAATAATCCTTCATTTTGTATGAATTCGGGTCTAATTGATCCTTCATAAACTAAATTTGAAGTTATTGATAAACTCTCATTCAGTGAAATTTCTTGATTTTC